AGCTTTAGCCAGTATCTTATTGAAAGCATCTGTCTCATTCAATTGAGTTACTGGTGTTTCACCCGAGTTACCACCCTCAGCTACTCCTCTTTGGGTATGTTGACCAATCTGTGGAGTAGCTAAAGCATCTTCATAATATCTCTCACCTAAATTTGAACCAGCTTCATTGACCACCCACGGTGGTCTTTTATGTCCCCAAGGGGAGGGATCATATTCTATAACTGGAGTGTATCTATTGAACTCTGGTTCTAGCTCAGCTGGAAAACCATACCGATCTAAAAACCTATGGTGTTCATCTTGCCTACCTTGAGTATTCATCAAGCTTGGAAAGGACTCACCAGACATAGGATCTTCTTCTTTCTGAAATACCCCTACATGATTAAAGAACGACTTAGTAAAATCAATATCCCCACTTGATTTAAACATTAGCACCACTCCTTGAGAATCATTACCACAATCACAAGATTCTCCCTTAGAAATTAAACAACTCCCATCAATACAAGAAGATGTAGCTGCACCTTCAGCCTTCAAGATGTCAAAGTTTGCTCCTTGATTCACACCTTTTTCACACACAGTAACTTCAGCTAGTTCTAACTCATCAACTTGCATTACACTCTGTAATCCTTTTTGAATTGTCTGTGTCTTTATTGCACTACCAGCAATGCTATAACTCTTTAGCTTTCCCTCATGTATTTGTTCTGCAACTTTCTGGGAAATCTTTGTATCATTTCTAAGTTCTGTAATAAAGAACAAACCTTTATCATCTACACCAGACTTAAATATTTGCCCCCCCTTACTTATATACGCTGGCAATGCCCACCCAACCTGTACGTCACTATGGAGTACCATAGCATTACGAGTTCGGAAGTTAGCCATATACTTGTGAAAGGCTTTATTTAAAGCTGCTGTTGTTATGAGATGTCCTTCTCTATCAACTAATTCAATTGAGGCAGGGCCACCAACAACTAAGGAATCATCATCACTAATGCCCATCTTTGTTAAAGCTTTAGTGTAAGCACTATTATCTGGATAGGCTCTAGACAATGTAAGAAGTTCAGCTGGACTTGAAATACCAGCTTTATATAATCTCTTATATTCATCAAGAGCAAAGTCAATATCCTGTAATGTAACACGACCATCAGTTGCCTTCTCTAAAAACAAGACACCCTGGTCTTCAGCCCATTCAGATAGATTAGAAATTGAGTGTACTTCAATCATAGATTTGCTACACCCCATATTACCCCACTAATTGTAGGTGTTCCACTAGCAGAAATTACCGATATACTCTTACGAAAATCAATGGGAAAATTAGTTTCAAATACAGAAGTAGCAAAATCATCATGGTTTGGCAATACAGCAATTCCAGTAGTAGTAGTTGCTACAGAATCAAAAGATACATATACAATTTCAGCTGCTGTGGTGGATTCATTTCTAATTAGAATACCTCTAATAACTGACATGTCTGGTTTCTTGATAGATGTACTAGCATTTGCTGTACCTGTCCACTCATAGTTAATTCCTACAGCACCATCAACATAAGTAGAAACTGCATTAGTATCTTCACGAACTTCAAACATAATCTTATCGACATAAAAATTAATGTTATGTTGTGCTGTAGTAGTTACAGATAGTCTGTATGTTGCAGCTGTTGTACTTGGAGGAACTGTATATTGTGCTGTTAATCGTCTCCATGAAGTTGCTAAGTTATCTGTTCCTGATGTTGCTAGAATAGTACCATCGGAATCCATTATCTCAAGAGTTACGGCTCCTGAAGCAGAAGCTCCTCGATGTTCTACATTAACTGATAGATGTTGAGGATTAACACTAAATGGTATTAGGGGAGAAGTCCAATAAAAACCTTCATCAGCTGCTGAGTTAGCAGGATTTACTAGCAGTGATGCTGCTCCAGCAGATTGTTGGGCAGTACTTCTTGAAATTGCTGAACCAACAACTGTGAATGCTGATATGTCTGCGGCTTCAATTCTTGGATTAGTTACCCAATTTGTCGCAATTTCTCCTACTGCTATGGTCTTGAGAGTTGCTGCTGTAGTCGATGTTGCTTCTCTGAAGGGTTCATATTTATTATAAGGATGTACTGATTGCCTAGTAGAGGAATCTACCTCCCACTCTCGTACATCTGTATGTCGTTCATTAGCCATAGATAACCTCTATTTATTCATAAAATTTAGTAGAACCGCAAACGATCCCATTACAGCAGATGTATGGAGTATTAGAAGACCTATAGCACCCATTATTGTTTTAGCTCCATAAACCCGACTTCTCCAATTACTTAATTCTGAGATTTCAGAATTGATCTGCTCTAACCTTTCAACAACAGTATTGTTTAATACAGTCTGACTTTCTATATAGGCATCTAACCTTTCCATATAAACAGCAAGATTTACTTCAGTAGAAGTTACACTACTCATTATAAATTATACCCCAGTTATAAATTTATCAAACAGACCTAAATGTTTCTCTGTAACCCTACCTTGTTCACTTAGTTTATTTAGTTCTGTGCTAACAATTTCTGAGGCCTTTGCACCTATCTCAATATCCTTATTTGCATTGTTCTTATCCCACGTATAAGTGCCGTCTCCATCTTTCTGCAAGTTCCAATCCTTGTGCTCTTTCTCTGAAAATGAGAGATTTGCTCTCAGATCATGTATTATTCTAATTGTATCTAGATCCCCATGTTCAGGTAATAACATTAATAATAACAATCTATCTCTTATACCTAGTTCCATACTTTACTACCCCATAGTAGTAGCCACCCCCAAAGGGGTGGCTACCGAATTATCTAGTTATTATGCTGCGTAACCATAAAGTTTAATTATGAATTTTCCTGCTGTATAGGTATTATTAGTTACTCCACCTGAAGCGACTAAATACAGATAACCATCTGCTGGAGGTACAGTTGTTAAGCCTTTTGGTGCCAAAAGGTTTGTCCAATCAGCAGCAGTAGCTAAACATGCTGTTTCCGTTAATGCAGTAATAAGAGCTTCCTCAGTACCAGTAGCTACTGTAGCTGTGAAAAGGTCAATGTCGGGTTCTCCACCAGCCGGTGTTTCCAAACATTGCATATACCCTGCAAGAATAGTACCATTTATAGCTGCTGTAATTTGTCCATAATGACAATTTGCAGTAGCAGCTTTACCAATAATATCACCATCAGCATCACCAGAGTTTAATCCAGTTAGGTCTAAAGCTATAGTTGTCTCAATAATATTACCTACTGTAACCACGCTGTGTTTTGTTATAGCGTTAGCTACTGCACTAATACCAGTTCCAACAGTCATTCGTGCTGTTGTTGCTAAGGAAGTGGCACCAGCGATTGAGACAGTACCAGAGACTTCAGTAGCAGCGGATGTCACATTCAGGGAATCTCCATCCCATGCAAGTGTGGCATCAGAGTCTGACCCAAAAATAACAGTTTCGTCATCAGCGTAATAGTTCCAATCGTAGCCCATTGCTGATCGAGCTAATACCCTAGTGTCACCAGTTACATCGGTCATTGCAAAAGTGTGTTTCGCCATTTCATTCCTCCAAGTTAGTGAATGACATACTGTTCACATCATCTTGAACACTACGATTTGTACGCCACATGGCTTGCTTTATTGATTTCTTTAAAGCCAATGTTGCAGGAGTTTCAGATAATGAAGCTTCTAGTAGATTCATCACTTCTCCAATCATCCTCTTTGTCTGAATGTCCAGACTTTGCAACACACCATTAACATATACACTCTGCATTGTTCACCATTACATAACATTACATTCGACTATTTATTATTTGTGGGGGTGCAGATTACTCTACACCCCCACGATTCCTAGATTAGGAATTTAGGTCTGCAATTTTTGCCTGAACAAATATGTTCTTGCATCGGAGTTCAGCCATCGTGTAAAGCAATCCACGAACCACTAGAGCATTAGCTGCAAAGTAGTCACGGTTCTCAACATACTGAGTAGGTTGAGCTACTGCCATTTCAAGATAGTCAGTATCCAGTACATAAACATTACTGCCCAGAACAGCGTTAGTAGTGCTGACAGATTTAGGAATATCCGCATCTGGAAGAATTGGAATACCCTGATAAGTCGCAAGGACTAGACCTGTTCGAGTACCTGGATAAGTCCTTTCGGAACCTACACCAACTTGGTACTCCTCCTGACCAAGATATCGCTGTTGGCTATTCAACAGTCTCTCAAGGTTGAAGTACTGATCATGCCCAAGAAGAATCAGCTTTGGCTCTCCACCATTTTCCCTGATCTTCTGTATAGCGGTATCCAAAAGGTTGAGACTTAAAGCTCGCCCTGTACCACTGTTGTAACTAACTGAAGCACCGGCATTCCAACCACCAGCAGTTCGTCCTGCTTGGGTTAGGTCATATGCTCTA